GCACGCTCCTCTGTTTTAGAGTGTGTTTAACTCGAAAACAGGAACCCAACGCGGACGTATAGACGTCCGCACTCTCCCAACGACTCCGATTCTCTCCCCACGAATGTAGGGCTGAGGTCGGACTTCAGTGAAATACTGAAGTAGTTGAGAGTCCCCTCCGGTTGGTTGGCGTGTTACTGTCGATTCAACGACAGTAACCCGAACTTCCACCTGCTGGGATCCAGGATTGAAGCGCCTTTTCAGGTGATCATTCCCTTCCCACTTGTGGTCATACCAACCAAAGGAACCTGAGCCGAGTGGAACATGGGCGATGGAGAATCTCCTTAGCGCATGCACTCTCGATTTCACATAGTCCGCTACTACATACCAACCTCGATTTACGAAGTTGTTATGAGTTGCGACACTAGAGGCGATCGACTCAGGTCGGGACACATCAGGGTAGGTCATGGTATACGTAGGGGTGACATCAAAGCCATCCCACGCATCCAAACCACATGACTCTCGGAAGTTTCCACAACCGAAAGTCTTCGAGTGGTTAACCTTGAGACCAAGGTGACCTAGCAGTCCCTGAAGACGTTCCCACGAGTCAGTGGGGACGACAATGTCGTCACCAAAGACCTGGACCTCCCTTGAGGCCGCACGTATCGTTTTAATCGAGGGCCTTTGATCTCTCGTAAAGAGGACAGAGGAAACCGCGAGTATTGCGAAAACGTACGACTGTACGGGAAAGGTACATGCAGAACCCATACACGCAAACTTCCTAAGCTTGTGAAAGCCAGGGGATTTACGATCGATGGAGTTAACCACCCACCTAGTCCGGGAGGCGTGTAGCGCAAGAACTAACGACGGATTCCGTCGAAAGATTCGCTCTACCAGCCAACAGGATAGGCGATCAGAGGCGCTCGACAAGTCAATTGTCGCGTGCGACTGGGTATGGGAAGCCTTCCTTGCGAAGTCTTGATTGTACGACTGGTCACGGAAGTGAATAGTCGACGCAATCGGTGTCTTTGCAAGGGAGCTAGTGAGGAAGTCTAAGATAGACTGTTGGCACCATTGATGGCTAACAGGTTCCGCAGCGATAAGCCGCGGACCTTTTAACGTCTTTGGTACAGCAATCATCTTAGAAGGAGGCTCATGTTCTCGGAAGAGAAGGTGAGCTCCATCACTAGACGCAAATGCAGCCCAAGCGGCGTAGTTCGGGAAACCGAACAGGTCGAGAGGGAAGACAGATGCGAGCTTAGCTGGCCAGGTTGGAAAGTCATACTTAAACTGAGTATGACGCTGGTCAGCTACTGCACCGGGTCCGTGCTTAGTTCTCCACTCGGCCGCGACGAAGTGGCCAAGGGAGGCGGAGACGATGTCGGCTGTACATTGTACAACGTCGGCGAATCCTGCCTCCAAGTGTGGAGAGGGCCCTCTTTGTTGATCGTCAGTAAACTCACGATCGAAAAGAGGAGCAGGAGAGAGAATATCAGAATCGCCAATACGGAGATTCCGAAGATCATCAATCCTGAGTTCGTCTGAGTCCCAATCAAGGGATCCCAGGCGAACCTCCCGGTCGATTTGGAAGAACTCATTGACATGTTCCCATGTTTTTGAGTCGCTACAAGCAACCTTAACCTTCTTAGCTGCATAAAGCAGCTGCCGAAGGTTTCGAATGCTCTTAGCATCCACATCGGGCCTAAGCACACCGAAATCGTCGAAGACTCGAAGCCACATCCCCTTGAATAGTCTAGGGATTGTGCCCCCTCTACGGTAAGGCCGGAAACCCGGAATACCGCTTTGGGTTAGGAGTCCTATGGAGAGGCATCGGTCAAGATGCTTTCCCATAGCTGGGAGGTCCACCATAAGGAATGGCAAACCTCTCCGTTCAACGAGTGAGAGCAAGCGAGAAGAATCCCGATCGCAATCACGTCGGAGGATGGGATCGTACTCCGCGATGCTAGACAGCATCGCGCTGTATAGTCCCTGAAGGTAGACGACGTAGCTTTTCATTGTCAACCTCTTCAGTTAGAGGAAAGGCAATCTACGGCTACGGTTCTCCCATCTCCCTAGGCGGAGGCCTTAGGGGGCGCAAAGCGACCCTTACGACTCCCAGCCCAGCAACTTGGCCGCGATACCACCAGCCTTTACCATGTAAAAGCTGAGGGCCTCGGACAAGTCGATGATATCTGCCGAAACGCCGTTCGGATCCGTACGGATCGTGAACGAGCATTCCGTCAGACTTCCCAGGGGGATTAGCGAAGTCGGTTTCACGAACCTCGAGAACGTCACGGTGTGACGGTCGAAGGGCTGAGTGCCGGCTTTCACCGAATCCCTGCTGTGTCGCACTTTCGCGCGATACGTCACGGTACCGTCGTCGAGATAATACTCGGCGCCGTACCCGTCCTGGTTGATCAGCGGCAGCGCTTTGGCGGTTCCACCGGAACCATCGAGCGTCACCGTCAGGGATGAACCAAGCATGTCTACTTTCTCCTGTTGGCTGAAGACCCTTAGCGCTTTTTGCGCTGAAGGTTCAACGCCGCTAGGATCGAGAATTGCCTTGCCGTTGCTAACGGCAAGTGCACCGACAGTGTACCAGAAGACTGCGCACGTTCTTTCGTGCGCAGAATTCGCATACCGTCGTACCCGGTGATAACGTTTTTCAACGTATCAACGCGTACCCATCGCTCGTACGTCTCCGTCAGGGTCATTATATTCGATGCACCCAACGGGACAGCAGGAACGTCATTTCGATGAGCCGCAAGGTACTCACCGAAGTTACCGTACCAGTCGGCAAGCCACGTAAATGGAAGAGCATTCCATGCTTGTACAGCATCGACACCGAGGTGTCCCATGCCGTGAACAAGCTTACGTGCTTGACGACCCAGAGCCTGGTGACCTATATCACGCGGAACCACAGTAGGCATCCATCGAATGGTGCCCCAGACACGTTTGCGAGTCAGCCGAAAGGCGTCGTTGCGAACGAGAAAGCCGAGAGAGCTCTCGAACGTAAAGTTCTTGAACTCTTCGGTTGTGGTCGAGTCAAATAGGTTAAGACGGCGCTTGAGACCTTTCCCCGAGTAGAGGCGATTCAGTTCGACTATTCTACGGTCGACCTGGGCCTGAAACTGGAGAAGCTGGGAGATGTCGGAGACAAGAGGTTTCCACCCGAACTCATAGCCTAAGTATTGAGAAGCCGCAGCAGAAGCTGCCGCGGAGTGTCTCTTACTGAGGTTCCTGAGAAGAGGTGTTAAGTTCTTGAGATTCCGAATCATACCAGGTAGGTCCTTCAACTCATACAGAAAGTTGGGAATGGACACTTCCTCTCGGCTAGGATTAGTCCTAGCACGAAGGGTCGTGGCAAACTCACCTACTGTAGGAGTGGAGATAGTGGCATGCGCGATAACATTCTTCGACTGCAACCAATTCGAGTACATAATACTCGAAGTGGGAGTGGAGTAGAAGATGCCGTTCAGGGCTCGAAAACCACGATCATCACGTTCTGTGATGGTAAGTGGGTGATCTTGACCTGGTTGTCCGGAAACGTCGACACATCGAGAAGACCATGTGGCATTGCCCACGGCCGTCTGAGGGTCTGTGACGTCAACGACAAGGCTTCCAGCAATATAACGTTGCTTGACGCCCGCGCCTGGGGCTATTAGCCTAAGGCGATCGCGATTTGTCATGACACACTTCGTGGTACACAGTGAGGTCGAGGGATTCGACGAGCTATCGCTCGAGAGCCTCCCATTATGGGAGGC